TTCGTCTTCAGTTTCAGCTTCGTCTTCAGTTTCGTCTTCAGTTTCAGCTTCGTCTTCAGTTTCAGCTTCGTCTTCAGTTTCGTCTTCAGTTTCAGCTTCGTCTTCAGTTTCAGCTTCGTCTTCAGTTTCAGCTTCGTCTTCAGTTTCGTCTTCAGTTTCAGCTTCGTCTTCAGTTTCAGCTTCGTCTTCAGTTTCAGCTTCTACTTCCGGCTTGGGTTTCTTCTTAACCTTCTTCTTGGGGATCTTAATCTTTTTAGCAACCTTCTTTTTCTTAGACTTAGGGCGTTTTGAGTCCCATTCCTTAAGAAGAGTTGTACTTAGATCGATCAGTTCATCAAGGTTCTCAAGGAACTCAGCCTTATTAGACTCAATGTCCTGGGTTTCAGAGTCAGCTAGAGATGTCCTAATGACAAGAACGTTTTCCAAGGGGTGAGGGATCAGATATCCCGCATAAGAGACGTTGGGACGTCTGCGCAGGTATTCTGAAACGACGTTTCCGAGGGTATCGTCCTCATCCTCAATAAGGAAGTCGATGGCATCCATCTTGGCATCAGCCTGTCTAATCTCAACATTTTGATTTTCCTGAATTTTTGCCTTGGTATCCTCTAGCTTCCGAATAAGTTCGGCAAGTCCCTGGTAGAAAAGCTCAGGGGTTGGCACAATACCTACACCCTCAAGGTTAAAGATGTACTTTGCAGGCTCGTTCTTATCGTTTTTGAGATAGAACTGGCCACCACGCTGTAGACGGAACGCCTCCCGGGCTACCTCATCGTTAATTTGAGAAAGCTGCTTGTTAAGGGCAGCCTCGTCCAACGCAAAGGTGTAAACTGACAGGCAGGCCGGGTTAAAGGCTGCTCCCTCCTTCCGGTTGCTAGCTAAAGTTTCTGCTTTTACCGTTGATTCCTTAAAGCTGGAAATGAAACTAAGATCCTCACCAGGCTTAAGCTTGGTAAAAAGGATCTCAGTGGTAGCAAAAACCTGGTTTACCGGAATCTCTGTTTCCGAGTAGATATCCTTTACCTTAAACTCATCAAGGTTGATGGTGATGGTCTCTGCAGTTTCGTTTTTTTTACTAAAGGAAACTTCAAGCGTCTCGTGCTGATACTTCTTCATAGTCTCAGCGACTACCGGAAGCAGCTCCAAACGACGTGCCAGAAAATCGTTATGTAAAGTTGATGTGTTGCGGTCAAAAACAACACTATCTCTATCGATTATCACAACAGGTATCTCGGAGAGAATAATACGTCTAATCGCATTAATCAGAGAGATATCTAAAGCGTTATCGGAATTGTCAATCTCAAACTGTAGAATATCATCTACTTTGTTCAAATTGATATTAGTAAAACGTTTTGACATACTACTTATACTCTATAATATCTTTTTAAGCCAAAATCGAAATCACTTTTTTTGGGCACTAGGGGTGCAGCTAGAATGCGTTGCTTCTAAGAACAATATTTATGTCAACGTTTATATAAGAATGAGCAGTGGAAGAACCATCTTATACTTTAGTACGGCTTGCCCTAATTGCCAGGATTTTATGACTCGTCTCACAAAGCACCCTGATTTGAGCCAAAATATTGTTAAGGCCCAGGCCGGAAAGCACCGTTTTCCACCATTTATTAAAAGTGTTCCGACTGTCCAGATCCCTGATCCTAGAGCTCCAGGTAAAGCTATTATTTATGAAGGCGACGACGCCTTCTCCTGGTTAGACGATCAAACTGCGGCTAGTTTAGACGCTGGTCCCGGAGGCGCAGGAGGTCTGATGGACTACGACCCTATGGCTATGGGTGGAGTGTTCGGAGGAGGAGCCTTCGCATTTGCCGGTGCTGACGATAAAGATGCAGGAGTAGAAAATCTAACTATGGCTAACTATAACGATCCTAACAGTGGAATGATTGGTGTTCAAGAGCAGTCTGGCATGAGTGGAGGCTCAGCTAAAGAGGACGAGATGAACCGCCGATTCGAAATGATGCAGATGCAGCGCGATAAGGATATGGCATCAGTCATGGGTAATCAGGGCCCACGAGGCCAGGGACCACCACCTTCAATGTAATCAAAATTTAAGAAGACGTGTTTAATTTAGGAGTTTGTTCATCGGTAAGGGGAATATAGTATCAATGAGCGCAAATCTTAAGAAGTTTAACAGTGTTTTGGAGGCCCTGATCAAAACCATTATCAGGCTCTGTCCTGAGGAGACTAATATCAAGGTTGGTTACGAGTATTTCAAGATCTGTCCCAGTAAGAAGATTTGGGAACTCTTTGTACAGAATGTTTATCCTCTACGGCTTTTGATTCAGGCTCGCGACGAGGATTTTTTCCTGAACAGCGAAGTCAATAAGGAGGCGCTTGAGGAGAACGTTTCAGCCGATGTTGGTGGCGAAGGCGCATTTAACTCCATCCTCAACATTAAGGACGCCTGGGTGAACCGACTTTCCAATGTCGAAAAGGAAAAGATCTGGAAGGCTCTCGGAGTTCTCATCATTCTCTGTGAGAAGGTAATGATGGAGGAGATGGCCAAGTCGCAGGGATAAAACCAGTCCTCCAAGTCAAATTATATTTTATTTTTATTAGCAACCACTTTGCTATTAAAAGTTTAAGTTCAGCTTTGGTTTAGGGTTTTGTAACCGGTAATATAGAGTATGAGTGATAACAGTGCAGTGCAGCAGTTCAACCGTCTTTATGCCGAGCTCGTGGGACAGCTAAAGGCTACCTTCCCTAAGATGACTAAGGGACTTCCGGATTATTCTAAGTACGGACCTAGAGGTTTTATCAAAGACTTCGTGAAGTACAACCTCCCCTTTATGGACGATCTTTCTGTAGGAAATGTTGATGTTTTTGTTTTCCGTCATAAGAACGCTCTGCTGGTAGAGGGACTTCCCTTCCGTCGTGTCGTAAAGCGATCACCCGCCGCTCTAATTGAGGCTCTTCTGAACTATCTTCGCGATCTCTATCGTGTTGGTCACGAGACTGGGCTGCTTGAAAGGCTGTCTAAGAAGGTGAACGATAACCTGATTGTTGAGCGCATGACAGTTTTGGAGCATCATGATGCTATTATGAAGAACTGGAAGCGCCTTGGACAGGAACCAGAAGACGATGAACTTTCAGTACATTCCAGCGACGAAGACAGTCAAGACGGAGGTGATGGTGATCTTCTCTCTTCACTACTTGGTGGTCTTGGAGGCGGTGCTGGTGGACTAGGTGGACTTGCTGATCTAGCCGGACTGGCTGGTGGACTTGGTGGTGCAGGTGGAGGCCTCCCCGATCCTAGCGCAATGTTCTCCAACCTTGAAAACTCTGAGATCGGTCGTCTTGCCAAGGAGCTTTACGATGGAATGGGAGACGAAGAGATGGAACAGCTAAGCGACATCGGACGTCAGGGAATCCAAAACCCGGCTGCACTTATGGGTCAGCTGTTCGGAGCCGTTTCGGGACAGAATCCTACTGGTGGAAACAACGTTATTGGCAACCTTGTAGAGCGCACCGTCAATAATATTCAAGAGAAGATGGAATCTGGAGAGATTAATATGAATCGTATGATGAACGACGTCCAAGGGTTCCTCAACGTACTTGATCCTAACGGCGACGCCATACCTCCCGGTTTCGCTGAGGCTGCTCAACAGGCTGCGAATGAGATGGCAGCCGCTACTGAAGCTGAAGCTGACGCCGAAGCTGAAGCTGAAGCTGAAGCCGAAGCTGAAGGCACTGAAGCTGGGGAAGAGTTGGATTAAGCATTCTTTTTCTGGTGTTGTAATATATTATGGCAGCGGAGTTTTGGTTAGATAAGCCCTCTGTACTGTTTACTGCAGAGAACTTCTTAGATATTATTCCTACCGATAACATGTCATTGGTGGAGAAGCTAAACGCCATCGCCAGGCTTTCTGTGTACCTGGGGGTGGGGATAACGCTTCTAAGCGGAGATAAGACCTATCTGCTGATTGTTCCGGTAGTGATGGGAATCACCGTCTTTCTTTATAAGAGACAGGCTGATAAGGTAGAAAACTTCTTTGTAGCATACCAAAATACACGCAATCCTTTCTACACATTCCCCACCGTTAACAATCCTCTTATGAATTTTGATAACATTGGCGATCCACGCGATAAACCTCCGGCAGTTCGTTCTTTCAATAAGCCGGTTGTACAGGAAGCGATCGAAGATACGTTCAACGAACGGTTGTACCGCGATGCTGGTGATCTTTTCCACAAGGCAAACAACCAGCGTCAGTTCTACACCATGCCGAACACGACAGCTGTACCAGACACAACCGCCTTCGCTAAGTGGCTCTACTCTACGGATGCCACCTGCAAGGAGGACGGCATCAAGTGTGCTCCCTACTACGATCCTCAGGGCGCTGTTTAATAATTCATTCAAATTTACCAATTGTGCAGATATTACACACTTGGTCTTGTTGTTCCTCACTTGGGTTTAAATCATCCAGACAATCTTCGCACAGCTGGTTGCAACAAATAGTGCAGTTCTTTGTTGCACGAAGTTGATGACATGAATCACAGTTTTCATACATACTTGTTACATCTGCTTCTGCGCAGTAGTTACAGATGAAGTTGCCAAACTTATCGTAATCAGGATCACGCCAGCATAGATGGCAGAGCTTGACGGTATCGTGGCAGTAGTTGCATTCGTGTAGATGCCACACAATAGGACATGGCTCATAGCGATGCTCCACATTCAAACATTTAGAACAGACGTAATTACTCATAATAAGCTTTAACACAAAAGAATCTCTAAGTTGCGGGAAGGGTAGAGTAGTCACCATGTTCTGGATGGTCCGGAATCACCACGACACTATCAATACTTCCTGCATACCACTTCTTGTTCTTCTTACTTGGACGTTTAAAGAGAGCTTCCCATTTGGACTTTAGAGGTTTACGTTTACGTTTTTCCTCTAGATCGTTCCCAACTATGAGTTGACCGCCGAATTTAGATGGATCGCTAATCACTAAAATGTTATGATCACCAGAGTCACCGGTGCCAAGTAGATATCTAAGATAGAGATGCTGTAGTGTTGCCCTCTGTATCTCTGGCGTTAGTTCGGTCTCAGTTAGTTCGGATACACGCTTTACCATTGTCCCACGTTTAATAACATCAACATCAGTCTCCATCTTACTACTGCAGATCTCACTTTCAAGGTGTTCAGTGTTGCCAACATTACGTGCAACCAGATAGTATCGCGGATGCCTCTTAGCTGTACCGGGTACCTTCAACACAGCCTTCCAAGAAAGTGCCGATCTAAGTTCTACCGGAAGCTTTAGATGGTCCTCAAGTTCTATTAGTTGTGCTGTTGTAATTAGATTCAGTAAAAGAGTCTTATCTGTAGGTTTGTAAGGTCCTTTCACTACATACTGGACACCGTCAGGTCCAGTCCAAGCTTTCACCTTCTTCTTATACGTTGCTGTTAACTTCTGACACTGTGGGATATTGTCAAGGTTAAACCCTTTTGGCACAGGTTCAACCGGTACGCCCAATAGATCACAGGTTGATTCAATCCTTAAAGTACTGATATCCTTCTCACCTCTGTTATATCTGTCCAGGATTAGCTTAAACTTAATATAAGCATCTCTTGCCTCTGGCCAGAAGAACTCAGTGCACTCATTCTCTACAAAGGCACCCTCAAGTGCAAATCGGGCTAGGTCGTTACCAACCTTCTTACCAGTATGTATGTCGTGGACGTAACTGTCCAGTTCAATCTTTTGATGATCAGTGTAAGGGTTACTATTTATAGGCAATGCTGTACTACCTGCGAGTGAGTAATTAAACCTGTTCTGATTGAGTACTAGTAGTAGTGCATGATAAAGATAGATAGGACGTTCTGCATGTGTCATCTTCTTGTAAATCTGATTCAGGGCCTCCACTTGGGGTTTAATCTGGGGGTTAACATTTGACTTTAACAGTTCCTTCCAAATCTTAGTGCAGTTCTTTTTCCAATCTGTTTGTTCCATCAACATAGAAACCGGTATAAAGAGATTGATATCATTGTTTTGCAAGAGGGCGTACCAGCCTTGTGGGCTAATACTTGCATCAGAGGGAAGAGCAAGATCCTCTACTGCTAGTTTATGTAGTGGTGCTAATTTCTTTAGGTCTTTCATGTAGTAAGGACGTAAGTTATAGACTGACTTTAGATCACTGATTAGTCTCAGTTTTTTAGAGTGAACCAATAGATTTACCATCTCAATTAGGTATTTCTGACTTTCTGTTGCTAGTCTGTGCTTTTGCCAGAGAGTGTACAGTTTAAAGATCTCAGCAGGTAACCACCATTCGGCAATACCGATGTCTTCACTACAGATTACAAGTAAACGATTAATCATATTACTCCTAATCCTCTTTGCATTGGCTTTAACTGTTTTACGATCTGTATCTTTATGTTTAATTAGATATTTAGTAAGCTCTTTACTTTCAGTCTCAAGTTCGCGAAAAAGATCAAGCTCAATAGCACACCAAAGAGCTTTCTCTAGATTCCCACGACGAATATATTTTTGTATACCACTTTTTAGAACTGACAGCGAGTATCCATGGTAGCTTCGTTCTTTTCTACGTTTTACACAGAGCATTTGATATTCAGTGTAAAAAAATAAACTTCTAGATCTTAGTGGGTACGAATTCGCATCGGTACTTGGTCGATCTTAACGATGGGTGCGTTGATCTCTGGTACTGTAATAGAACCTCTTAGTTTGCAGATGACGCTAAGGATACTTTGTGAGCCACGATTTTCTACGAACTTCGGATTATACTTTTTAGCTCCTCTTGCGTAATGATCTGTAAAGTAATGAAGATTAGTGTAAAGCATACCGTGCCAACTCTTCATAATAGTTCGAAGATGGTGACCGTTCTGCATAATAAGTAGGTTAGAAAGATACTGACCTGTTTTAGGGATGTCTTCGCTACAGAAAGAACCCCAATAATCAAACATATGTTGAATCGTATAACATTCCTCTGGATCTTCTGACTGGAAAATAACAATATCTTCCTTTGAGTTGTAGAGAACGTTCAGGTACTCATCAAGGATTCCCCAGTGCTTGATGTCGAATTCGTAACTCGGATCGAGGTAGATAAGGATGTCGCCTTCAGGAATTTCGTTAAGTCGACGCTGGATTACTGCAGGCTTCCATAGAGCAAACTTGTCTAAATCCATGCGTCTCTTGTACCTAAATGCGTTGGCAAAGTCTTCACCAAGGTCTTCAATGCCGTAAGCAGCAACTGTATCGAAAATATTATACGATTGTAACGTGTTTACAAGCTCTATAGCTTTCTGATCGTTATCATTACAGTAAGTTAGGAAGTGAAGACCTGGCATCCTTATAATTAGTTCTCCCTTAATTATCCTCTAAGATTGGATTCACCCCTCTTAGATGAAGCCAGATAGCAAACATATCATAATTTTGGTAGATGATCTGCCGATCGTGCTCAACATTGAGTTTGTACATCTTTACCATCTGCTCGTAGATGATCGGATGTTCGATCTTCAGCTTCTCAATATACTTACAGGTAAGACCTGGCATTCTTCTTATTACTCTAAATAGAAAGAATTATTTCTTAAGTCTCAGTTCCTACAGGAGACATTTCTCTTCATTTTTTAATTTCTGCGGATGCACCGCTCCTTGCCGTAGTTAGCGTTACGGATCTGACCACGAGTGGAGAGACCACCGCGAACCCAGGCGCTGGGAATCAGATGGTCTGTGTTCTGGATTTCGCGCTGAATACCCGGGAGCATCGGCATAGGGCGGTACGTTCTAGACTGCAGGGGTGCAGGGTTGTACTGAGCCTTGGTGGTACTCATGCGTCCGCGGGTAAGAGCTGTGTCGATGTCGGGGTTAACAATAGAGGTGCGACCAGCACCCATGAAAGGCATAGTGGCAAAAGGTCTAGACTGGAGAAGACGGGAAGCCTTGGAGGTATCTCCAGGACGAGGAAGGTTGTCATGGGAAAAACGTACGTCAGACACCTTAGGGTAGACGCCGATGTCGTTAAGAGCGGAGTTAGAGCTCATAGGTGCACGATCAAGAATGTAGTTCATAATCTGCTCGTTCTCACGATCACGAGCATTTGCCTCACAGCGGTCGTCGCCAATGCTGGTCAAGTTGTTAAAGTCGTTTCCAAAACGGGTAGACTGCATTACTCACTTATAACTTAAGAGGAGATTCTTTTTTATCTTCTGCAGTAACTATATAATGTCTTTCACTCGTGAGATGTACGATAAGTGCGCACAGCGTCAACGCCTTACACAAGATAAGCGTATTCAGGATCATATTATGTACCCAGGTCAGTACAACAACAGTGCAAAGTGCCGCATGGAGCAAGGCATCCTCGGTGGTCGTCCCGATAGCCTCTACACTGGTAACCTAGTTGATCTGGAGAGCGATCTTCGCGGTCAGACACGCCCGCTCTCTCAGTGCCCATCACAGCAATTCCGTCCCGGCCCTGATCCCCTCCTCCGTAACGTTACTCCCTGTCATCCCGGTATCGTCCAAGGATACAACGGCGGTGTTTTCAGACGTTGAAGTTACTACGCAGTTGTAACGGTCTCAGACGGCGGTGTTTTCCGACGTTGAAGGTGTTTTTAGTGTTCCGCAATCTGAAATGCGTCTTGAACGTTTTCCCAAGTAATGTTATGCTCTTTGAACATTGCAAGTATTAAAATGGTAGTTCTCATCCTTCCTAGATAAGACATACCGCGTGTTGATGCCTTGACAAATCTACATAACTTGTTCCTTTTATAGTTCGGCCCAAATGCAAGTCTCAAAAAATCGTTGCACTCCCTCTTCAACTGAAGATACCCATCCTCCCCTATTTTCTCTATAATTCTACGTTTAGACATCTATTATAATTCACCTGAAGAATATTATTTCTTTCCAAGCAGTTTCTCAATGTACGGCATTATCGTCAGAATCTTCTTTCTCCCCTGAGACCTTGGGTTCTTATCGTATACATCTCCACCTCTGTATCCTCTTGCCAGAAGAACCCTGTAAAGGTTACGTTGACCGCGCACAAAGT